ATTTGCCATGATTACCTACCTTCAGTAGCAAAATAAATCCTGGTGCCAACAGCAACATCAGCTGGACCGGGTAACGCTTGAATGAACTCAGCACCTTCTCGATTAAAACGATAACGTGCTTGCTCTGGATTACGATAGTTTGGAACGTAAAGATGTAGAGCAAGACGATCACACTCATACATATAGATCTGAGTCCACGTTTTTAACGTATCTTTGTAATCCGTTGTACTGATAGTACGGTCAACGTCACCAGCAATATTCTCACGCCGACCAGCAGGTGTAATGTTGTTATTGACACTACCTGTCATATCAGTACGTTTTTCTGCTTCATCGCAGCGCGTCACCTGCTCAACAATCTTGGAGTACCAATAGGAATCTTGAATGTTGCTAAGTGCTTCCTCAAGTCGTGCCAGATCACCAGCAGGAATTGATGTTTGATTGTATCCCAAGTGCCATCGCACCTTGGACTTAAGGAAGTTATCTAGCTGCATTACAAATAACTATTTCCAATATTATTCTACACGAATAAGATTCTCTTTAAAGATTTCATCCCAATCAACACGTTTAATTGCACGTAGTTGTTCAAGCTTCAAAAACTTTTCTCCCATCATGGATGATTGTAAATCTTTAATATCACGTGCTGTTTTAAGGCCAACACCAGGGAGAGCATCAGCAATCTGACGTGCACTAGCAGTGTTGATATTAATCCGAGTGTCAATAGGGAACGTTTCTTTCTTGGCAGGAATTGGTGGATTAACACCTTCTGCTTTCAGAGATTCAGTAAGACGTTCCTCTGTTTTAATTTTTTCAGTTGTTGCTTCAAGATGGGGTTGAAGATCTTCTTCATGAACGTAAAGAACTTCATCTTGAGCATCAACGCACATTACAATTTCATTTCCATGTTTGGAAATCATTTCAACAAGAGAACCTGTTGGTTTGTATTGATAAAGCATTGAAGCAATAGGAGCTATCAATACAATACCAAACTTTACCTATAAACATAAAAAAAGGGCCGGTCCTAAGACCAGCCCCATTTTAATTGATCTAGAAAGATCAGGTATCGTCGCCGCCTTGCTGAGAAGCAAAGTCAATGAACTCCTGAATATCATTCCAGGACACCTGAGCAGCGGGGCGCAGGTAGTTCACACGGCAGATGATATAAGCAGCTTTACCAGCAGTCGAGTCATCCGCGCTAATGAAAACACCGTCACCATCAGCACTGGTTGAGGTAATGCCATTAACGTTATATGCTTTGAACGTGGTGTCTGAAGTCACCTTGTAGAACATGGAGTCTTCAGCATCACCAGCAACAATACCGCCAGTAGTAACAGTTGTCCAGAAAGGAATGTTACCAACGGTGGTATCGCCAACACCTTGAGCCCAAGCAGAGCTTACAGCAGCAGGAGTAATGGCACTAGCAGCGGCCAGACCGTCGTCTTGAGTAGCGGGAACACCAAAAGGGTCACCACTGTCATCAGGACCAAACAGGATAAACTCACCAGTGGTACCGCCAAGATCAGCGGTCACAGGAGAGGCAGGGAATGCGGGCTCGCCACCAGCAGGAATGTCCTGACCGATAGCAATAGAAGCACCGTAAACATAAGCAGGACGTGCAGCAGAAGCTTGCACAACCATGGAAGTACGATTATCACGCACACGATCATCAGGGCGACGATCAGGGGAAGGGATAATCAGATCAAAGCTTTTGTAGCTAGCTTTATCAGCAGCCAGGTTATCAACCTTAGCGTAACCAATCAGCTCATAAGCTTCGATACCAGGCCAACCATACACACCTTCAGTATTGAAGGAGGAGAGGCGGTTAATTTGATTACCGGGCTGCAGGATAGCACCGGCTTCAGATTTGTAAGTAGCCATTGTTTAATTAACCTCCTATATCACTCAGTAATGGTAAAGGCAACAGTGGTGAAGTCCTTATTCAGATTAGCAAAACCAGCATAGAGTTGCCAGATCAGAATAATGAAACGGCTGAAGTCATCATTGTTGTTGATGAGGACTTGAGCGTTAGGACCACCGATACCAACACCAACGGCCTGGGGACCAAAGAACAGAGCTGGAGGAGTGTCGTGAGAAATAGAACCACCACCGTCGTTAATGTCCACGGTAATGGACTTAGAGGGGAAGTTGGTGGACTCGAAGAAACGTCGTTTTGTTATCCTATGGGCTCTTTATCCCATAGATCCGCCGGTTGACAAACTCGGCCCGGCGGGCCAGACTATATCTTGTTCCCTTTGTTTTTGTAGGTAAAACCAAAGTAGGAACCAGGGCACTCGTGGATTCATTACCGTCCGTTCTGGACTCGGAATCTAGTCGTTGAACCTTCTACCCATTCCTGGGCAGCTTGGCTGCTGATTAGCTCACTAATAACTTTTTAAACCATCACGCTTATCGTTACCGATTACGTTGTGGTGCTATTAGTTCCGAAGAGCTTTCCAGCAATTCACCCTGTTTTTGTTACTGATTACGCAGTAACGGGGCAAGTTTCTTTTACCCCTTCAAACACAAAGCCGGAGGGCATTACGGGCTCACCACCCACGAACTGGGCTTGACCATACTGGCCGCCACCGTAGAGAGCGGCGTTAGGAGCCATCATACCCATCAGGGGATTAGGCTGACCCATGCCAGGGTAACGCGCCACTTCACGGAAGCCTTGATCGGCACGCAGATCCTTCATGAAGGAGGGATCAGCAATACAACGATAGTAGCCATCAGCGAAGACAGGAACGTTACGCTTACGAAGACCTTTGACCACTTCGAGGAGGTCAGTCTTCACATTGAACTTGAAGCGCTCTGAAGCGTACTCAGTAGCAGAGTAAGCAGTCAGACTAGTGGCACCAGTCTTGGCTTTGTTATTAGGATAGTAATAACCGCCTTGGGTATCGGAGGATTGACCGCGAGATTCAGCCTTGAAGAGTTCATCAAGGAAGACACGATCGCGCCATCGGCGGTAGTCATCCAAAAGGGTGAGACTACCAATAGACTGGTGGAACATGTTCAGATTGCCAGTGTCCAGAAGCAGACGCTGAGCAGTCATCAGGGTTTCTCTAGCAATTTTGAAGGTGCTAGGAAGATTAGTGTTATTCGGATCAGCGGGACCCGTATATTCGCGAAGCGAAACTAACACTTTGTCCTTAACAATAGACCGGCTGTTAGCAGTACCAATCGTTTGATCTTGAGTACGCTCGCGGCTGGTCTTAGTGCCAGGATTACCGAAGAAACGGTACAAATGTTAACCTAGAGGCTCTTTATCCTCTAGTTCTTACAGTTTACCATCCTGTAAGATCAGACTATATCATCAAGGTGCTTATATAGCACACTTGCTCCGCGCTCGTGCCGCCTTATTGCCTTCATCCACTAGGGGGATGGTCAGGCTCGCCTCATACTCTCGCTTACTTTTTGTATTGTAATGCGAAAAGCAAAGGGTGACTTTTTTTCTCATCGAGGTATGGACAAAAGGACGTAAGTAAAAAGAGGAAGAGAAGTCACAAACGGTAGTCGTTGAACCTTCCAACTATTTCTAGTTGGCTTGGCTGCTGATTCCCCATGAGCTTAGCACATGGAGGGGTTCCAGCAATTCACGGAGTTTAAAGACCGCTACCTAGTAACTTAACGGTCTAACTGTACAGTCTGGCCTGGCTGTTTTGTGAAATCGTGCACAACACATGCTATGATTCCTTTGTAGGAATCCATGACTGGATTTCTCATTTCCAATCCACAGACTATCTCTTGTTCCCATTGGGAACCCCGGCGCTAGTGGACTTCATTATCCGTTCTGGATAGTATGTCCTAGTCGTTGAACCTTCTACCCATTCCTGGGCAGCTTGGCTGCTGATTGCCCCATAGTTTAAACTTTTCAACCATTCACGTTTATTGTTACCAATTACGTTGTAGGGTTTAAACCTAAAAGAAGGGTTTCCAGCAATTCACCGGGTTTTCACTTTTTGATTACTCAAAAAGGCGGCTGTAATTCAACCGGCTCGCACGCCATCTCAACAATATCAAGTTGTTATCC